AGGCTGTTATTCCTTTAGAGAATCAACGTGATCGAGCATTACAATTATTCAAATCTGTCGGAGAACATTTCGGATTTGATATGGATGCACTTATGAATCCACAGTTGCAAATGGCTGGAGCTAGTAGCTTCTCTAATGTTCAAAGTGCTATGACAAGCATGTCTAATAAAGTCTCTCCTGAAGGCTTAAAACTTCATGGTAACTCAGGTCAAGTAATTGAAGTAGTTGTTCATAACCATACGGAACTTGATGGTAAAGAGCTTGCGAAGGGAAGTTATAAATATACTACTGAATATCAAGAACGAGAAAAGCGTAGTAAAACTAGCTTCCAAAAAGAGAGGGGGTAAAGCATGGATTCGAATTTTACATTTAGAAATCAGAGACGAAGTTACTTAACAGTCTTGCGGGGCAGGAAACGCCCTGCATGGGCTCCTGCGAAGCGAAATCTTCTCGCGGTGCCAAATAGACCAGGGGCCTATCATAAAAGCACAGACATTGATGTAAGACCACTTGAAGTGCCGGTTCGTATTAAAGCTGAAAGTATTGCTGATTTGCAGAAGGTTAAAGAGGATTTAGCTGACTGGCTCATCACAGAGTCAGTCGAAGAGCTAATTTTTGATGATGAACCAGATCGCTCCTATTTTGCAATGATAGATGGAGAACTTGATTTAGATGAGCTTGTGAACAGAGGGAAAGGTACACTTAATTTTATCTGTCCAGATCCTTATAAATATGGACTAACGAAAGTTCAAAGGTCTAATTCAGGTACAGTCACAGCTCGTAATGAAGGTAGTGTTGAGGCGCTGCCTACCTTTGAAATTGAAGTGGATGGAGACTATACGAACATTGATATTTCAAATGGAGACTTGATGAATCGAATTGGACGAGTTGTAAATATTGAAGATTATGCTGTCAATCGTGAAGAAATAGCCCTTAGTGATTCTCTTTCAACTATAACCGGTTGGGCGAAGACTGAGGGCTCTGTTCATATCGATGGATTAGCTACAGGAACTATGAAATCAGATGGGTCTCGTTTTTTAGCTGAGGATTTCGGAACAGTAGTGGATGCTTGGCATGGTCCTTATTATAAAAAGTCAATTGGTCAAACGTTAACTGATTTTCGAATCGAAACCATCGTAGAGCTCGTAAATACAGGGGAAGACAAATTTGGGAAGGTTGAATTTTATCTATTGGATGAAAGCAACCTTCCTGTTTGTATGATGACAATAAAAGATGTTGACTCTTCTGGTAAACGTATTTACGCAACTTTACGTACTGGTGGAGGAGATCAAGGTTTTAAGGATTTAATTAGTACTCATGGAGACAAGGAAGCGACTTTTTGGAACTTTTACGGCATGCTGAGAATTGAACGCACACGTAATCGTTGGACCGCATATGTAACAGTTATTAACAGAGATACAGGCAAGCACGTAGCACGCTCCTTTGTAGAATATTATGATACTGAGCAACAATTTACACGAAATCCAGCTCAAGTGGGTGTCTATATGGCTCAATATGGGACGAGAAAAGTAGCCTCTTTAAGAGCATATGACGTGAAAGTGTGGAAGCTTAATCTTTTAACAGAAAATCAGATTCCTTATATCGTGAGTGCTGGAGACGTTGTTACGTTTGATCATAAAAATCAAGTTATTTTAATTAACGGTGAACCTCGGATGGATATAAAAGCCTTTAGTGGGGAGTTTTTTAAACTGAATAGAGGTATTAATACAATCTCTACAAGTCCACCTTTACCGACAAAAGCAACGTGGAGGGAACGATATAAATGATTCATTTATTAGATTATAAAACAGATAATATTGTTGCTTTCCTAGACAATCAATTAGAGGATGCAGTCCACTTGCGAAACATGGACTTAGAAGAAACCTTTCGTTTTGAGTGGCCTGTGAACGATGAAAAAGCAAAGTATATCGTAGGACGTAATCGCGTAGTTGTTCCTGATGATAAGACAGGCTATCGCGAGTTTATTATAAATGAATTAGACAAAGGTGCTGACAGCATAATCGCGTATTGTTCAGCATCTTTTTTAGATTTAAAAAAGCAAAAAATTATCTCTCCTACCACTCTTACAGGTCAAACTGTAAACACTGCGGCAAACTGGGTTTTAAGCGGAACTGAGTGGGAATTAGGGGTCACTGACTATTCAGGTATACGCCAAATTACTTTTGAATATATGAACGCCTATGACGCTATTCTGCAAGTGAAAGAAACGTTTGGCTGCGAAATCTCGTTTCGAATTGAAATTGACGGAAATAAAATTGTGAAACGATATGTAGACCTTGTAACTCGACTCGGTAAGTTCAACGGAAAGGAGGTTACGTTTGGAAAAGATTTATCTGGTATTCGTCGCAAGGTAAACTATGACAACTTGGTTACGTCTCTAATTTGTATCGGTCCTGAAAAAGAAGATGGAACAAGATTGACAGTAACGGTGGAAAATGAAGCTGCTAGACAACGATGGTGTCGTAATAATGGAAAGCATTTAGTGGCTATTTATGAACCAGAATCCAGTGATCAAACTATGACGATACAGAGGTTAACGTCTCTTGGCTTAACTGAACTAAACAAAAGAATTATGGGCGCTATCGAGTATGAAGTCGAACAAGTAACACTAGATTCTGTTCTAGGGCTTGAACATGAGAAAGCTTTGTTTGCTGATACCTTACGGTTTAAAGATTTGCATTATGTCCCCCCTCTCTACTTAGAAGCTCGTATAACTGAAGTGGAGAGGCCTTTACTAGATATTTCTGAAAAAAAATATAAGCTAGGGGATTTTGTAGAGTATTCACAAGATGAAATAATGAAGATGTAGTAATGAAGATGGGTTAATAAACTTTAAAAGTTTGGGGGTGTTTACAATGTATAGAGTGGGTAATTCTGTTGAACAAGTTTTTGGTGGAAACATTATCAAACAAGGTGATCGCACGCCACTAGGTTTTTCGTTTCGAGATGAAAACGGAGAATTGGTCAGTCTTTTAGGTGCCACTGTTGATGTGAAATTAGCAAACGCATTTGGAATTGTATTAGAAACACGAGCAATCATATCCGATGAATATACAGTTACATTTTCAATTGGAGCAAGTGATATAACTGGCGCTGGAGAAATGCGTATTGAATTTACAGTTAATCATGTAAGCGGCATAAAAGAAAAGTTTCCTTCTGATGATTGGCAGCGTATTAAAATCACCTCAACTTTAGAAGATCTGCAAAAGACAGGCGTTGCTTATTTTACGTTTGAAAAGATGACTGGAGAATTTCAAACACAATTTAATGCCTTTAAATCGGATGTATCAAAAGAAACGGAGCTTCAAAAGAAACGGATTGATAATTTAATCAATGCTGCTCCTCAGCCTTCAGAGGTAGTCTATGCACGAGAAGACGAAAATGGCGTTGTACATCCTAATTTAAAGGGGCGTATTGACAGTATTATTGATACTACAAGTGCTGAACTAGAAAACTTGAAGAAAGAAAATTCATTCCTTGTAAAAAACGCTAGTGCTACAGGGATACCATCAAATGCAGGAGCACCAACATTTAGTAGAGCAACAACTAGGGATTATAAAGGGAGAACGTATCAGATTGATCAACCTATTTATGATATGGGAGGTCTTTTAGTTGATCCTTCTTTCCCTGAAACCTTCACCATTCCTACTACTAATGTTCTTAATACAAACGAGGGTACAGTGGAAGTAGGGATTATACCGCTAGTTTTAGCGGATACGATTAACTATTGTCGTATTGATTATCCAACTACAGGCCGTTTTTTATTGTTTGTGAGTGCATCAGGAAGGGTTTCTTTTAGTATAGACGAATGGGGCGGGGCCTCTATATCGACTGCTAGCGGAGTTGCTAAAGTGAATGAACAATTCACAGCAGCATTAAGGTGGAATCATAAAGCAAAGGAATACACTCTTTTTGTAAATGGTCAAAAAATAGGTGTTCGTTATTATGATAAAAACGTTAAAGGGGAATTTGGAACCATTATGTCAGTTGTTCACAATTATCCCGCCGTTATAACAAAATTACGTTTATCTACTATCGCACGTTTGGATAGGGAGTTGAAAGCATAATGGCAGATAAATATCAAAGTATGACAGCATTAGAAGCAGCCACTACCGAGGGTGTTGATTGGCAGATTGTCACCGTTGACAATCACAATTCAGTATTAATTTCAGGTATTCATGGCGGGGGCATTGAAGTTGGTGTAAGTGAATCGGCAACACTAGTCAGAGAAATGGGAGATTATGACCTTTTTCTCTTTGAAGGATTAAGAAGTTCTAATAACTCAGAGCTGCACGTGACTAGCACTAACTACGATGAGCCAACAATGGTTAGTATGGTAACGGATAGAAAACAACATGTAGCCATTCATGGAGCCGCGGGAGACACAGCGATTATTAATGTAGGTGGTTTAGATATAGCTTTACGCAATACGATTTGGGAGGAGTTAGTGAAGAGAGGTCTTAACGCTACAATAGCTCCAAATGCCATTGTAGGAGAAGAAGTGGACAATGTTAGTAACAGGAATAGACGTGGTGGGTGTTGCCAACTTGAATTGACTAGCCAACAACGGAAAGACTTCTTTCTGAATGGGGATTGGAGTAAGGTGAAAAGAACAAAGCGTGAAAACTGGACACCTACCCTATACGCCTTTGCAGAAGCAGTTGTAACAGGCATTGAGAAAGTAAGAAACTCTTATCAAAACGACAGATACACCTCTTATTTAATGGATTTTTATAATAACATTAATTTCGGTGACGATGATGATCTAAGCATTACGAAGTATAATGAAAGATTCATTCATTTACGACTATCTATTTCAAATGGCGTGGCTACTATCATCTATCGAAAAGGAAGTGAGTATGTCACAGATGTTGTGTCAGACACAAACGGCATAAAAATTAATTTTAAAAATGTCCCAGTTGGCACTGTACCATTTATGAGTTTTGTTCCTGTTAGTTCTGAAGGTTTAAAAACAACAGCAGGGATATATGCGAACTATCAATACCCTCGTCAATATAACTCTAATTTTGCGTTAATTGGATTAAAAGAATCAACTAGCTCAAACACTCACATCCCTATGGCAAACATAGCTTCTGGAGTAGCTGAAATAAAAATAAATTTATGAAAAACGCCTAAAAGCGTTATTTTTTTTATGTCTAAAAGGAGTGAATAAGATGGAGCAATTTTTCAAGTGGTTACTCACTGCATACGGTGGAGTACTCACTTTTTTATTTGGGGCGTGGTCAACCATGTTAGATATTTTAATAGCTTTAATGATTATAGACTATGTTTCTGGAATGGCTGCCGCAGGAATACATGGTGAACTAAAAAGCCGTGTAGGTCTTATGGGTATTGCTCGTAAGGTCTTTGTTCTTGTCATGGTAGCTGTCAGTCACTTAGTTGATCTATTGCTGAATGAAAATAATATTGAAATGGGCTTTCTAGTTATGAGTCTTGTTATTAGTGCTTATTGTGTTAATGAACTTCTTTCCATTACTGAAAACGCTGGAAAAATCGGTGTTTACGTACCAGAGCCTCTAATGAAAGCAATTGCTATTCTTAAAAACAAACCAGAGAAAGAAGAACTAAAAAAAGAATCAACTGAAAAAGTTAAGTAAGTCACTCTTTATGAGTGGCTTTTCCTATTATAAAGGGGGCAATCATAATGAAAAAGATTTATGAAGATGCAGGTCATGGTTTGCCGAATGATCCAGGTGCAGTAGGAAATGGGTTGAAAGAATGCGAAGTGGTATTAACTATTCAAGAGTTGTTCAATGCTTACTTATTAGCGAACTATGAAGGGTTTGAAATCAAATCAACACGTACTGACAATAAAACATTTCTTCCTCCATCTGAACGAGCAAGACGAGCTAATCGCTGGAATGCAGATGTTTTTATCAGCTTCCACATCAATTCAGCAGCAAACGAAAAAGCTACAGGGTATGAAGATTTTATTTACAAACATGCTTCGTTAGGTTCAAAATCTCTGCAAAACGTGGTTCATGAGCAAATTCTTCCTGTAATCAGCAAACACAACGTTACAAATCGCGGGAAGAAAACAGCGAGCTATGCGGTTTTACGTATGACGAATATGCCGGCTATTCTAACAGAAACGATGTTCATTTCCAATCCGAAAGATGCTCAGAACCTTAAAAGCATTGAGTTTCTAAAGGATTTCGCAAGTGCGTATGCAGAAGGAGTTGCGAAGTTCCTTGGTCTGAAAGCGAAAGACAGTACGCATGTTGTTGTACCTTCACCTGTACAAGTTCCTAAAGAAGATGAAAAAGAAACACCTAAAAAAGAGGATTTACCGAAAGTAACTTCACTAGGTGATAAGTATTCATTCCAGGTGAAAGCAAAGCAAGATATTGGTGTATACAAATATGCTAACTTAGCTGAGAAGTTCAAAACCCTAAAAGGAGGAACGGTATTCAGCGTCTACGGATATACAGAAGGCGTAAAAGCGTGGGCGGTTCCTGGTGGCTTTGTCATGGTGGAACAAGTTGAACCTGTTCCCGTGACGCTAAAAACAGGTGGGTTAAATAAAACAATGGAACAAGAGTTTCGCTCCTTCTTGAAAGGTGAAGGCATTGACACCGAGCTTAATGTACATGCGAAAGGAAATCCAAGCGCTGAAATTACAGTAGCAGGACTTGAACTTGTGAAAATAAAGCAATTTCTTGATAAAAAAGATTGGTACTACAAGTAATGATTAAAGCCCCTGCTTTTAGGAGTGGGGGCTTTAATCATTACTTGAAATAGGAACGTTTGTTCGGTATAATAGATATATAAGGAGATGGTATTATGCTACGTTTATTACAAGAAAGTTGTGTTTCAAAAAGACCTATTGAAGTAATTTATTTGGCTGATAACGGCTCAGTGACACAAAGGTCAATTATTGTTAATGAAGTTAACGAGAAAGCAATTAAAGCCTGTTGCTTATTAAGAAATGCGAAAAGGGTATTTAAATTAGATAACATTTTATCTGTTGCACCTAGTCATTTTAAAAACAGATACTTAGCTCAGTAATTTTTAAAAATACGAAAAGAAGTTCACGGATAAGGTAATAAAAGTAAAAAAAACACATATATAAGCATAAGGACCTATATTTTGGTTATGATGTAAGATATAAATATTTCTATCAAATTCATAGAACTTTTTCACACAGCGTGTTAAAATTTAGCAAGGAGGTGTAAATTATGGCAAACGTTAGGTTTGACAAAATTGTAAATATGAGGTTGAAAATGCACCTTAGTACGGGATACCTGGCTAAGTTGTTAGGTTTGAATGAGGCTGATTATCAAAAATTTGAGCAGGGTAAATTAGAAATTAACGAAAAACAAATAGACATGCTATGCAGAGTATTTAGTGTGCCGAAAGGTTACTTTTATGCTGACTCTAATACTTCAAAAGCTGTTTTGGCTAGATCACAAAATGATTTAACTGCCAATGATGAAGCTCAAATAGCAGAGTTCTTAAACTTCCAAAAATATTTGGGAAAGAAAAAAACTGAGGAGCTTGTACTCAGTTGAACAGTAAATTAACAACAAGCCTCAGATTAGAGTATGCTCAAAGCCGTCATTCTGCAGAAAATTTCGCCAATATTGTTTTAGATAAGTATTATAGCGGTTCTCCCCCAGAGTTTCCAATTAACATCTTTCAATTGTTAAGAGACTTTGGGGTTTTTTATGAATTTAGAGAGTTAGACAGGCTAGAAGGGGCTTATTCACCTGAATCTGAAGAAAATCCAGCAGCCATTCTAATAAATGTTAAGAGGCCATTTCATAGGCAAAGATTTACCTGTGCTCATGAATTAGGTCATCATCTTAAAGATTACAATAGCCCAGTGTTATGTCCTTTGAATAAAAAGAATCAAATTGAACAATATGCAGACAGATTCGCTGGTGAGTTGCTTATGCCTACATATTATTTTTCACAGGAAGCTCGCAGTTTAGTGGATTCATCTGGATTTGTTAACCCAGAAGATGCTTTTAAATTATGCCATAAATTTGGTACAAGCTATACAGCTGTTATCTGGAAATTATACAATCTTAAATTATTATCATTTAGACCAGATGATAAATTTTTTAGAAAAGCTAAAGCGGCTCAAAAGTTAGGGAATATTGATGATAATAAATTTCTTTCTAATATCGTTGATAACTACGAGTATTTTCCTCAAGAAAAAACAAGTCCACTATGGCTATACTTCCAACATGAACTCGTATTCCATGACAATAGATTAGAAGGAGTAAATATTGATTTCGAAGAAACTGCTGAAATTTTAACAGACTTAAGGCTTTTTGGACAGGAAAGTGAACATTATAGAAAGTTTTCTGAGGGAGAAAGATTTGAAGTAATAGGTCATAGTTACATTTATGAACATATCATAGAAACTGTCCAACCACCAGATCGTACAGGCATAATGCATTTAAATAAAACTTTATTTTGTCTATCACCTGCTGCTGATCAGATGGGGAAGTTTAGACAAACAGATAATAAAATTAGCGGAGCTACTATTCAAACTACTCATCATAGTTTAATAGAACAAGAGATATATTTCTTATCTAAAGATATTGATGATATATATAACAACAGGAATGAGCTAACAATATCTACATATCTGTCTAAAGCAGTAATGATTCATCATAAATTAACTCAGATACATCCTTTTGAAGATGGTAATGGCAGAGTAGCTCGAGCTACTTTAAATTGGTTGTTAAAATTAAAAAATTTACCACCTGTTTATATAGCGTATGATAATAAAGAAGAGTATGTAGATGTGCTAACTCAAGCAGATAATTATAATTCCGAACCACTACAAGTCTTTTTCTTGAAAAGATTATTGTCTTCTTTCATACAATTAAATAACGAATTCTCTTTGCTTTTAGAAGACGAATACAGTTTTATTTAGTTGTTTTGTGAATTTAACCCTTCCAATTGGATAGGGTTTTTTATTTGTCTATAATGGTATTATAGATAAGAATGTGAGGTCTCAATAATGGAAAGCACAGAAGACAAATATGCAAATATCGATTTGAATAAGATTTATGAATACAAAGATCTACCAGATAAAATTTCTAGCCGATGCGACAACTGCGGCAGCGTTAAATTTAAAAGTAGCGTAGGTGGAGGCAAGTTCCTACGTGAATGTACGAATTGTGGGATGAAGAAGAATATTTAATACAGAAGCTCTTT